GGATTTTGTTAGGAGCGACCATAGGACGGGTAAAAATAAAGAACGAGCGTTGCAAGATGTTCATAAGTTTGGCAGAGAGTGCAACCAAGTTGTTCTCATAAATGATTTGCGAAAGGAAGTCGAGATGTTTGGTGCGACCCCAGATGACGCTAGGCATATCGTTACGAGTGGTATGCTGATAGATGAAATACTGCAAACAAATCGTGGACAGCAAAACTATGAATATGAAAAGAATAAGTTTTTTATTCAAGATGGTTGCTCCCGTGGTCGGGGAAGATATCACTCCCAACCTGAACTGTTTTTTATGGACTTGTTGTGGTACATGAAAGAAAACGACTTAAATGCTTTGGTGCTGGAAAAGCCTGTTACCGAGTTGGACACTTCCTTTCTATCCGAAAGGTATAACAGTATCCACAATAAAGCGTTTAGCCGCATAAAGAGTAAATCTATCAAGATGGTGGTTGAAGCTATCGAAGACTTTATTGAGAAGAAGAATAAGGAAACTAAACATTCATTTAATTACGATTCATATATCAGTAGTTATGATTTGGATGGTAACTATCCTGATACTATAAAGTCGGTGATGAGTGATTTCTTCTCATACAGAAGATACTTGGATGGGGATGACAAGCCTTTGTCTCCTCAAAAGTGGTTGGAGAAGCAATATAGGGACGACGACAAATCGTACTATAGAAATACCATAACCTCTATGATGGCGACTCTTAAACAGCATTTCGGCTACTTGAAAAAGGAAGACCACGATTGCGTGGGGTACGCTTTTAATGGTACGATACCAGCCAAAGATAGAGAAATAACAGTTTACCCTTCGCAATACAAAAGAAGTGAAGATTGGACTGTGGATGATAAAGCCTTTATAAACTCAGAAGTATTAAAATTTCGTAGACTCATGATGGAGGGAACTTACAATGAAAACTAAATTAACAAATGAAGATTGGGAATGGTTAGAAGAAAAGTACGGTAAATTGTTACACCACATTTCATATAGAATTGGGGGCGATAAGATTACCAATGACCATGACGATAGCTATCAAGAACTTTCTATAGCAATCATGGATACCGTAGAGATGTTTGATAGAACCACTAAAAAACCTTTTGCACAATATAAGCACACTTCTCACTTCGATAAGTATCTCAAAACTGTTTTGTGGAATAGAAAAAATAATCTGGGCGTAAAAATAAAGAGGCGTGAGCCTTTGCGTAGGCAGATTAGTATAAACGAACAGTTGGTAAAGGATAAAGTCCACTCTCCAATTCATAGCTTTGAACCTTTTGGTAATGAAGAGTTTGATGATGAGTTGAGAGACATGGTGAGTGAGATACAAAAGGATGGTAGAACCATTAAACCTAATGGCGGCTTAAATATAAATCGGCTATGCAGGAATACAGGGAAGAGCAAATCGGAAATCAAATACACAATACAAAGACTGGAAAGAAAGTTGCAGTCGTATAACGAAGAATGATATACGCTCTCCTTCTTGTCCTGACAGCTTTGGGTTGTAGCTTCTATAATGCCTACAATCAAAACTTTCAACTGATGGCTCTTTGGCTTTTGTTCTTGATGAATACTGCCAGCATAGGTTACTTGTACAATGCTACACATAGAGATGGAAAACCCAAATAAGCCCGAACGATACGAACAGTTGTATCTGGATATCGCACAAAGGTTGTCGGAGATGTCGCATTGTGAAAGGAATAAAGTAGGATGTATCCTTGTCCGTCAGGGCAGGATACTTTCTATGGGATGGAATGGTATGCCTAGCGGCTTTGATAATACTTGTGAGGAACATAATAGAACCAAGCCAGAAGTTATCCACGCCGAAGAAAATGCTATTGCTAAAATCGCTTGCTCCACCGACAGTAGTGCTGGCGCAACACTCTACACTACTCTCGCACCCTGCGTTGAATGTGCCAAACTGGTTATTCAGTCTAAGGTTGTGAAAGTAGTTTACAATAATCGCTACCGATATGATGCTGGGATTGATTTGCTTAATCATGCTGGTGTAGAAGTAGTGAGCTACGAACCCCAAGGAAGATAAACATGAAACAGAAAGAAATAATGACGGATGAAGAAGCATTAAAGTATGCTATCGAAAATTTAGAGGATGCTGAGAGGCTTCTCGATTTACCAGACCACGATAAAGCCGAGTTAGCAGAAGTAATCCACACACTAAAAAGTTTATTGGATTCATACGAGAAATGCTCATTTGGATTTTTAACTCTAGGAGATGAAGAAGATGCCGAAGCCTGATTGGACTCAACCAGAGAAGAAAGGGTTTTTAACAGACACACCCAATCTTCCAGAGGATGTAACAGAGGAATGTTTTGTTGTGTATCAAGCATGGGGTAGTGCGCATCAATGGTGGTGTGGTTGGAAAAACTATTCCCGCCTATGGACTGCTTTACGATTCGGAATGATGCTTAACTATAATAAAGACCACCTGGCGTATGTAAAGAATACCAAAACCAATGAAATAGTATGGAGGTCATGGGAAGATGAAAACCCTTATCGAGGTAGATAACATGATTAGATGCGCAATTTGTAATGGCACAGGTATTCAAGAGGAGACTGTAAAAGGTTATCGTCGGTACAAGTGTTGGTCGTGTAAAGGTAAAAAGGTTGTAACCGACCCTTTCCCTTCTCAAAAAGAAACATTGACTGACGAGCAAGATTCTGATACAATGAACGCATGAATATATTTGCTATTGAAAAAACTGGTAATGATATTGATTGGCACAAATCAGCTTTGTCCCATGATAACTATCGTGTAAACAAAATGATTATTGAGTCTTGCCAGATGTTGTCCACCAATGTTCAGTTGTTCGGCTACGACAGTCGTTACAGAATGTCTTTCCAAAATCATCCCTCAACTAAATGGGCTAGAGAATCGTTTGCTAACTTTAGCAATCTGTTAGACCTAGCATTTAGTTTGCGTGGTGAGTTTTGTCGTAGACATGACAAGCAACAGCATGGGTGTGATGATGTTCTCGTTCAAATGAATGAGTTGAGTAGGGATATTGATTTCGTAAAACAGTTTCCCACCGATGAGCCTACACAACTACCATTGTGTATGCCTGATGAATACAAATGTGCAGATACGGTTACTGCGTATCGTACATACTTTGCTAACAAACCAAATCTTAGATACTTCCAAGGTGATGACCCTGATTGGGTTTGGCAGTATCGCACACACGAAAAGCCTATACAAATAATAGACCGATGAAAAAGAAAACAACTAAGTACAGAACGATTAAAGGGTTCGATAATAAAATGAAAGCAGAGAAGTTTCTGGCTTCTCTTAATGACGCAGACCAGTATTCTCTTTATGAGAGAACATGGTTTGAACGAGACAAGAGGCGTTACTATGTTCGCCAACTCGTAAGAAAAGGAGTGAAGAAATGAATAAAAGAGATTTAGATAAGTTTAGAGAAGAAATGAAGCGTGAAGCAATATCTTCTACGAGGATGTTAGGAGGAGCAATGTTATGTGGTGTAATTGTTTTAATAAGTATTTTTCTTTTTGCGTCCTGCTCAGTCCCAACGACAGATGCGTATGAGCAACACCAACTAGACCTAAAGGAATATAATTCCATAACAAATTACAATGGTATATCACACTCTACATTAAATAAGATGTGGGATACCTTTTATATTGAGGCGTTGATAAACACGGAGGTTAAGTAATGCCGAACTGGGTGAGCAATAGTATAGAAGTAGAAGGAAAGTTGGAACACAGAAAAGAGTTTGTGGAGAAGAATAAAGGATTCCACTTCCACGACACCATGAAGAAAGGAAGCTATACAGACCTTTCATTTCATGCGTCTGTTCCTGTTCCAAAGAAACATATCAACTCCAAGAAAGGTGATGGTTGGTATCATTGGTGCATAAACAAGTGGGGAACAAAATGGGATGCGTCGGAACCATGTGTTGACCACAGCAAACACTCAACCTCTTATGGGTTTGAGACTGCGTGGAGTCCTCCAATTGATTGGATAGAAGCTGTGTCTAAGAAGTTTCCACATTTAATGTTTAAGGTTACTTGGGTAGAAGAACAACTCTACGGAGCAAGGTTTGATATTCAAGGAGGAGATTATTTCTGGCAACAGGATATGACCGAAGAACAATGCAAAGAGTATATGGGGATTGAAGATGACGAAGAAGAATGACCAGATTAACCATCCCGAACACTATAATAGAGGGATGGAAACAACCAAATACATATTCTCATGGGATATGGATTTCGCAGAAGGAAACATAGTTAAATACATTACTCGCTACAAGTTTAAGAACGGAGTCGAAGACCTTAAAAAAGCTAAATGGTATTTGGAGTACCTGATTGAACAAAATGAAAATTAAACCGATAGATGACCGCCTGTACCGAGCAATAGCTCATGTATCAGGATATGCCAAACACATGGCAGAAGAAACAGAACATGAATACAAGTATGGTAAGGGTTTGAATAACTCTATCGAACTTGTTGATGAGTACATTCGTTGTTTTGCCGCCGATGGTAGTGTTTCCCAAAGAGGGAGAATCCCTCACTCATGGAACGAAGATACAATCTTTGAATCGGATGAGAAATACATAACAGAACCAATGGAAGAAGCATCGCCTGACCAAAAGGATGCAAACGCCAAGAAACTCTTGGAGGAACTAACATGATTAAAGAAAATGATTTTATTAAAGGCATCGGTTTGATTCTGATGTTTACTCTAGGTTGGATTGCTAGTGATTTGTTTGCGCAAATTGATTGTGGTGAATGTAAAGATATGCGTAAGAGCATTGAGCAACGCATGAATCGTTACAACCAACAACAAAGGAATAAGCGTTTGGAGATGCAAAGGTATCGTCCAGAGAACAATAACGAGCGTCCTAAACAGTTTCGTGAGAGGAGAGTCCGTCCTCAAGTCCACGAAGAAGTACCACCACTAGGAGTGAGTCTGGTATGACCAGATATGTTGTAGGTAGAAAGTGTGATGCTATCGAATGGGTATTCGTAGACGCAGACAATGTTGCTGAAGCACGAATAAAAGCTAAAGACAATCAGACCTCTGACTACGCATCTAATGCTCTAGAGTTTAGTAAGTATCAACCAATCGAGTGCTGGTTAGTAAAAGATATTTCGGCGGATAGTACAACCGAGGTAACAAATACTGATACTAGTATAACAACTTCTTCAGAGACTACACAGTATTCCGAATGGGATTTAGATTTAGATACCAAAGACATATCACCCATATAGGGAAGCATAAGTCAAAGGATAAAAGATATATCACATAGGGATAAAGTAGGTAAAAAACTACCCCCTTTCTAAGACATACCCATAAGGGTCATATAAGTCAAAGGAAGGGGGTTTGTTTTTTTTATTTAATTTTTTCCCTGCTTTTTTGTAAGATTGAGGGAATTTTGTTTTTTCTTGCTTATTATTTTGTTTTCGTAATAGGGGGTTTAAGAAAAAATATAATTAAAAACTCCTATTTATCTCTCATTTACCCCTATCTCATATAAGTCAAACGACTATTTAGTATGTAATAAACTAGTAATAAATGCTATTTAGCTTGGTTTTACTACTCATTAAAAAACACTAGGAACAATGCGTCCCATATAAGGGTGGTATAAGTCAAGGATTGTTTTATACTGAAGGATATTATTTTGAAATTTTAATTTTTTGATTGTAAGTTTTATTTTTTTTTGCGCGAAAAGATAAAAAATCAAAATTAGAATTTCAAAACCAACAATATGTAAGAACAATCTAAGAAGGATGAAAGAACAGTAGAGGTATAGTAGTATCCTCTAAGGTATCTTATTGTATCACATTCCCCCATGTCAGTCAAGCATAAACCTTTACAAAACAAGAAGTTGCAACGGTTTTCTTTTTTTTCTTCTTTCCTTTTATGCTTTGGGCTTTCCTAGTTTCTTTTATCATGTTCCGATAATCTCCCGCACCTTTTTCGAGCCTTGCTATGGAGCTTTTATTTTACCACACTCCCCCACCCTGTCAAGATATTTTATAAGTTCTTATAGCGTAAGTAGTTAGGAGCGAGCCCAGGCCGGTTTTTACACAGAAATCAAGTCCTTTTCAAACTTTTTCTCGTTTACTTTGTTGCCGTGATGAATATAGGCGACAGTTTCCACAGAGGTAGACCAGCAAGCTCTACAGCTACCACACTTTCCACCACGCTCACCAGAGCGACAGAGAGCATAACCTTTTGCGGGAACAAAATCCTCTTTGGATTGTATGATTGTTGAGTTGTTGGGGTATAGGGTAGAATCCAAACGACCACCTTCCCGGCTATCGCTCGAATAACGCACCACTACATTCGGAAGATTTCTAATACCTTCTAACCTTTTAGCGATACCCTTAACCTTATGGCTGCGAGTAGGGAGCCAGTGCATTGTGTCAGGAGTTGAGGCGATGACCGCCCAGATTTTACCAGCCAACACTGTGCTATTGATATCTCCAGAATCAAACCAACGAAAGTATTTCATCCCTTTAATCTCTTTTACCATAGCACGAACCCATCCGTCCTTTTGCCAATCGGCTTCGTTATGCTTTCTAGCGGCAATCGTTCCCGGGAATTGATAGGCTCCAGTGAGCGCATAGCAAAAGCTACACGCATCCGTTGGGCTTCCGTCATCTTTTCTAGCACCGGGACAAGTTTCCCAAGCAGACTGCGACCAGGATTTTCCTGGCATTTTAGAAGTTTTCGAGAGTTTGGGCTTGGCTTTTTGCCTAGCGTTGAGAACCGCTGGCGTAGCCATCGCACCCCTGTAAGGCTTTTGGGAACTGATTGTCATGCGCATAGTATAGCATATCCTTACAGCTTTGTCAAGTATAAAAAGAAGAAACCCGGTTCAAGCCTATAGAATCCTGAACCGAGCCTTCAATCCCCATTTAGCTAGCGTGGGTGGTTCGCTTTATAACTTTTCTGTTTTTTTCTGTCGGGTGTGAAAAGCTGACTGAAAATCTCACCGTTGTTTCATGGGTATATTATAGCAGCTCGCTGCTCGCTTGTCAAGTATTATTTAATAAATTTTAAATGCTTGTAGCGTAAGGACTTAGGGAAGAAATTGGCCGCGATTTTTGGGAATGTCAAGTAAAAAAGCCCCAAACCAAAAGGAGAGGGGCGCTGGTTTTCTGTGGGCTTTCTATCTTACGGGGAATCCCCCAGCCACGAGCATTGCCAGCTTGCTCAGTATGAAAAACAATCCCTACATTCCCTTAGCCACCTCATTAGCGACTAGGTTTCTTTCCTCTTTCAAGGAAGCGAGGTCTTTTTTGTATTGAGCTAACCATTCTTCGGCTTGCTCATCTCGCAATTCCCACTCAGCTACTCGCTTTTGGAAATCAACGATTTTCTGTTGGGCATCTTTGCTCCAACGCTTCCATTTCAACGCTTCGTTATTGAGAGCGTGAATCTGAGCATCGACAGCTTGAACCTGTGGGTCAGCGTCTACTGCTTCTTTGTTCTGTTTGGTTTGCAATGCAACCATTTGAGCTTGCAATGCTTCCATTCGTTCTGAGATTGGACGATGTTTCGCCATTTTAGGTATACCTCCGTGGTATGTAAGGGTTAATGAGAGTGTCGTTTTTCGACTGATTTATTATAGCGTGGAGTATTTGAAAAAGCAAGGAAAAAATTAAAATTCTTGAGAGTTTTCAAACACAGAATCCTGACAGGTCTGGCACATACCAGAGATACCGTACTCCTTGCGAGAGAGTTCGTCCTTAAAATCCTTATCATGGATATCGTTAGGACAAGTTACGCATCCATTCTGTAGGATACGGTCAGCCGCTTCAGGAAAGAAAGCAAAGGCTGGTTTTGAAAGGTCGGGAGGAAGAGGCATTAAATGCTCCTAGCGTAACCTTGCGTAGCATTGTACGCTTCAAAAGCTCCATAGCGAGAGCGGTACTCATTATTGCCATGACGGTTTACCATTCTTCGAGAATCTTTATAAATCTCTAAGAGGTTTACCGTTTCCTCTGAGTCAGGATGTATGGCGTAAGACTTAGCGAAAGCCAAGCCAATTAAGAGAGAGAGTTCATGCCGTTCTTCGACATTAGTAGGGACAGTGTATTCATTCCAATTCATGCGTATATTCTAGCGTCTCCTTTCCCCCATGTCAAGAACTATTTTATAATTTTTAAATCCTTATAGCGTAAGGACTTAGGTCAAAATCGTGGCCCGATTTTTTGAAAAGTTGGGCTGGCTAGGGTTCGTCTCTATGCCTAGAGGGTCTTCCTAGCCCATTTGGAGGACTAACGCAATATGCTGCCTCGCACCAACTCGCTGTTTTGAATTCCAGAAGAGGAACTATGCCGCATATATCCTAATGTATTGCCCAGGGACAACCAGATAGAGGTAGTGATGGTAGGGAGTATCAACTGTTTTTCGGGGAAGGGTGTATAGGCTACCGCCATCCTCCCCCAGAGTTCAAAAGAGCTAAAGGTATTTAGTTACCTTCACAACCTTGAGTAGCTAACCAAGGCTTGTAACCTGAACCGAGGTGGTTACCCCAGTGGTTACCGTTCAGAGTTATAGGCAAGTGCCTACGCACCGACCTGTAATGTTCCAACAACGCAGGAGCGATGTGAGAGGAACCGTGATTCCAAGACCAAGCAAAGAGCTTGCCAACTTGGATAGAGTAGAGATTTATTAATGTTTTCATTGTGTATATTATAGCGTCGCGCAAGTGCTTTGTCAAGTTAAATCTTGGCTTTTTCTACAGCTTTTAGAAATCTTTCTTGATTGAATCTTGGGTTTGCATCTTTACACATTTCTAGCACCAAGTCCTCAAGGTCTGTAATCTGGTCTTTGGTGAGGTTCAACGCAAACTGAATGCCAGCAGTAAGTTCTGCCAAGGCTTGGAAGTGGGACCGTGTCATTTTCATAAGCGCATTGTAGCATATCCTAGGGGTCTTGTCAAGTAAAATCTGGAAAAATCGGCCCCGTTTTTGGCGTAAGTGCTTACGCTAGCCGGACTTAGAAATAGTCCCCACTATCGTAGCACCCATAATCCTCGTCCGTACCCATGCCAGCAGATGCCAACGCATCCGCATCCGAGCAATCGTCATCGTACGCATCACAGTAATCCAGAAACCCTTTCTCGATATCCTGCCCAACCTCGCAAGAGCAGAAATCCTGCGTATCGTTTGGACCATGCACCATTCCCTCATCATTGCATTCCATGCATTCAGGGATAGAATTACCTTCCATGCGCTCAGAGGGAGAGTAAGAAGAATCAAAGTTTCGGATGTCTGTCATGCCCATATTATAGCGTCGCCATACAACTCTGTCAATAAAAAAATGCGGTTTTTTATGAGAAACCGCAAAAACTCCTTTCCGTATTATACTGTAGGCTCGGTAAGTTTACCTATGAAAAACAATCCCTAGTTTCTCACATAGTCATATTGACCACGCAAGCAAGTGTTATGGAATTCACCTAGGCTGTCAGCGTCCGAGAATTCGTCCGCAATCCCTTGAGGGACATCGCCGTAAGTGTATGACGCTCCGCTTTTCGTCTCGATATCGAGATTTCCAGTAGACGCATCGTAAGACCAATCTTTAATCCATGAACTATACAAAGTAACACCTCCTAGTGTTGAGTTATTGAGGGAGATATTATAGCATCTCCCTAGGGCTATGTCAAGTAAAATCTGGGAAAATTTGGGCTCGTCTGGTTTTTTCGAGTTACTCTAGGGTGGTGGATAAACCAGCAAACCGACCGCTCACGAGCCTAAGCGATAGGACATATTATAGCGTAGCGTTCCTGGGTTGTCAAGTATTATTTTATATTTTTTAAGTCCTTATGGCGTAAAGGGTTAGGTCAAAACCGGGGCCGATTTTTTGGGTTAATCAAGCACTTTCTGCACCTTTTTCCAATATTTTATTGTTGCATTTTTGCGGTAACCTTTTGGTCCCCCGTTATGAATGCGGGCAACCTTCTCAGCATCAAACTTCTTTGGGTTAGTCCATGCTTCTCTAGCGTAGCGCTTCATATATGCATCAAAGACCAGAATAGCATAATCCCTCTTAAAACAATCGTAATACTTACCACCGATATTAGAACGCTCGCAAGCATCTCGCCAGTATATCTCCCATATCTGTAAGCACCCGATTGCCGACCCTTTATCCCCGATAGCGTCATCCTGACCACTACTCTCCACTTGGATGAGAGCCTGGACGAGTTGCGTCTGTTGCGGGGTGAG